ACATTTAATAGACCATCTGTCTCCAGGTCGTATACCCAGCGACCACCGCCTATCATCGCTTGTCACCAGAGCCGCCCAGGACACCTCGTTTCTTGCGTGATGTAAGTTTCTCCAGGTTAATTGCAGCAATGTCATTTAGCGAAAGGTTGAGGTCACGAGCCAATGCAGCAAGGTACCACAAGACATCACCAAGTTCGTCAGCAATCTCTGCTTTCTTATCGTTTGATATTGTATTGAAACCAGTAAAACTAACGTCGTCATCACGCAGTAGTTTTTTGATTTTACCAAGCACCTCACCTGACTCGTTAGCCAATCCTAGACTACTGTAGATAACTTTGTGCTTATAGATCATGGTTTCAGCAGCGTCTGCCTGGTATTGGTTCATGGTGTACTGGTGTACGCCTGTATTATTAATTCTTGCTGTATTCATAGCTGTAGTTCTCCCTGGCACTGCTCTTGCACCCTTGTTTTTCCTGATGATGTAATTGTGTAGACGCGCTGGGGCCGCCCAGATAAACCGCGCCGTTTTCCTATGACTTCAATGTGACCTTTGTTAATCAACTCTCGGAAGTGATTGGTTACGCTGCCGTAAGGCATTGTCTTCAATGATTTTTGGATTTGGTCACTTATGCATCCGGCAGACCCGTAAGCGGCAATTGTTGATAAGACCAATCTGGTGTTCTTATCGGCGTCAGTGTTTGCAAAAGCGTATTCAGAAGTCGCAGCTATGCCACGACCAGCAGGGATTATCGTTCCCATGTTAGTCTCCTTTATTGTGTGTTTTCGATTTTGTTAAATGAGGTGGTTGTGGTGCTTAGAACGCACTGAATGTGTCGGCATCGATCAGCCGAGAAGTGGTTCTGTCGTATTGTAGAGTACCGGCGTAACCACACTCACCGGTCTTCCTATTCTTTAGTATTACAAGTTCTCTAATGCCACTGGTTGGGTCGTCTTCATCAACCTGTAGTCCAATGCAGAAATCAGATAGTTGTGCAATTGAGTGGCTCGACCGTAGTTCAGACAAGCGTACCTTCGCGCCCCCTTCATGACCTTTCTCGCTGTTAGGTCTTTTGAGGTGAGACACCATAAACAATGTGATACCCAGCTCTTGGACAATTGTTGTGCGTAGGTGATGTACTATGTCATCTACCAGGCGTCTCTCGTCAGTAACTTTGCCTGTCAGGCCACTGACTAAGAGCGATATGTGATCAAGTATAATAATGTTACAGCCCAGCGCCTTGTGCATGTATGTAATCTTGTTGCTGATGTCTTGCATGGCCGTTGAACCAAAGTGGTCTAGTAAATAAAATTTACCCCCTCTACTCAGCAAGTCGTCATAAGCATCAGAGATTTCATCTGGCGTAGCTGCATCAGGGTCAATTGTAATGTTCTTGTTCATATGTAAACCGACCAGGCCTTGGGCAGATCGCTTTGGTGTTTCTTCTAGTAATAGTAGACCTACGTTCTCACCTTGCATCATGAAGCTGTACGCAAACTCTCGTACCAAAGTCGATTTGCCGACCCCAGATCCAGCCGCTATAGTTATCAGCGCTGGTTTCTCTACGCCCTTGCACATGGTGTTCAATCGCTCGTAAGGGAAGTGAACAGCGGACATAGCGTCTACCTGGTTTATACTTTCACGTAGGTCATCTGGTGACAGTATGCCATCTGGCCTGTAGGCCTTTGCTTGAAAGATAGCGTTGATGACTTCACCTGACGCACCTTTAACCAGGCACTCATTTGCATCTTTGTACGGCAGGGTGCCAATCGACACTCGGCCAACAGGCAGTGCTTCAGCTACTTCAATCGCTGCTTTCTGACCACTTTCGTCCTGGTCAAACAGCAGTACAATCTCCTGGAAGTTCATCAAGTAGTCGTAGTTGTCCAGGATAGACTTACGAGCTGACGAACTACCATTGGGTATGCTGCACGTTGCCCACTTGTGACCTTGGATCTGTGATATGGACATGCAATCGATCTCGCCTTCCGACAAAACAATCTTCTTGCCAGACGTCCAAAGATGACTACCAAACAGGGTCATTTTCTTTGCTTCACCCAGGATACTAAAGTTCTTATCTTTGGTTCTCACCTTCTGCGCACATATAGCCCCAGATGCGTCCCTGTACGCGGCCGCCTGGACTGCCTGGCCTTTGTGTGTTGCAACCATGTACCCAAACTTGCGACACGTCTCAGCGGTCAGCTTACGTGCTCTCAGGTCAACGTATTCACCAGACAATAAGTTACTGTGGTGGTGGCTGTGCTGCTGTGGGTTGGCAATAGTTTTACTGCCACCACCTTCGCCAGGTGAATATGCCTGACACCCGAAACAGTATGTGTGTCCGTCACTAAATAATGCTGCGTTATCGCGGCTATGGCATGACTCACATGGTAGTCTTGAAACAAAGTCACTGTCTTCGTGTTCTTGGCCTATAGCTTTTGTTAGTATTTCTCTAATATTAGTCATTTTCTCTCCTCACAAAAGATGCCACATTCAAAGTCCATGTTCTTCATTGGTCTTCCTTTTGCATCAGTAGGTAATTCATCAAGAAATATTCTTTCACCTTTGTACCTAACCAACTTTGCCCCAAGCCTTCTTGATTGCTCTGCTCGTTCATTAAAAACACTCTCATGCTTCTCTCGGACGTGGTTCCAGTATGTAGGTGATGTTGCTTTTACACAGCCAATGCAGTTCGCATTTGGATAACCTTGTGTATAAACTCTAGGCAGCTGTATGCCTTGTTTCTGTAGTATTTTATAACAGTCGGATTTAGTAATTCTATTATCAATAAGGACAGGTAATACGTTCTCTCTTTCTGAGAGTATAAACCTTTCGTGCCTTTTAATTTCATCAAATGTAAAACCTAAAACATGGTAATCTGGTTTATTTTCTTTTTCCCATAAATACCTGGCGTTCTTTTTTAATTCTGCCGTACAAGGCGCACCAGCAACACCCGACATAAACTTACGTTTGTCCCAGACCGATACCGCTGAGTTATCTGGAAACTTAGGATTACGTGCAGTCTCAACCTTTAACCCTAACCACTTTTCAACATCTTTTAAAAACCTTGTGTTGTCACTATCTTCTTCAATAACAGGGTTATTTATAATTCTAATAGTGTGTGTGTTTCCATATTTTTCTATTGTTTTAAATGCGGCTACAGCACTTGCAGCCCCACATGAAAACCAAACAGCAATCATTTTCATTTATTTCTCTCCCTAAAACTAAAAAGGCCGCGCAACCAATATTTAGCTGCGCGACCCAAGCCACTAGAGTAATGCGGATAGGCTCTCATCTATCCACTCCTGTGGTATTTCTTTATTAGCAAGCGTAAAACCCTGCTTCTCAGCAAACATCTTGTATGTCGTTGGGCTTCCTTTGTAGATCTTAGTATTCCAGTTCTGAAACACATAGCGAAGATCCATATCGGGGTGTTGCTTGTACAATAGACACGCTTTAGATCGCTCAGAAACTGACCAAAACCCTTTGGTTTCTACATAGTAAAAGCCACCAGGCTTCGGTAGTTTAAAATCTGGCGTGTACTTTGCATTGCGTGATGGCCAGACAAATTCGACCTTATCAGTTTCAAAAAGTAAAGGCAGCCCAGCGTCTGTAATTTGCTTGCTAGTAGCCTCTTCAAACCCCGACCTGTAACCATGCTGTATAGCACGTCTACGTGTCGCTGAGTTTCTACTTTTAAAAGTCATAGTCGATCGTGTTATCGGTATCTTCAGCAGCATCTATTGAGGCGTGGCCGTTCATTGCTACTTCAGTTTCCGCTGGTGCAACAAAGCCACCTTCAACAGGGGCAAACGCCATGCCACCACCATCACCACCAGACACCGGCTCGATGACCTGGACGCTGTTTAGGCTGAGTGAAATACCTTTGTTACCATTGCGTTCGTAGCACACTGCAACACCACCTAATTTAAGGCGTGAGCCACCATATAACTTTGGTAGCTTTTCGTGTGGTATGTACTGACCGGCACTGTCGCAGCACTTAGGCTCAAACTTACTCTTGAGTTTAAATATGACTTCACCAGTTTCTTCATCCGTGAGGATAGGCACTGATACTTTTGCTTTGGTGCCAAACTCTTCTTCACGAAGGTTTTTGATGCTGTCCAATAGCGGCTTGGCCTCTTTTGGGTCACAGATAAGCATACAGCTATAGACACCTTCCGCTGAATAAGCTGTGTCTCTTTCGTTTAACCAGGCGTACTTTGCTCGGCCAATCGGTGTATGAAATTCAATCTTTGCTTTTGCCATCTTCGTTATTCTCCTTGTTAGTATTATTTTGGTATTTTAAAACGGAAACACCCCAGAACTTGGCTAGTTCCAGGGTGCTTTGAGGGATTTGTTCACCACGTTGTTTGTGGTATTCTAGTAACCCCAAGACCTTTTCTCTTGGGTGCATCTGTGGCTCCTTTTTTGTACTCTATAGGGTGGACACAAGGTACCTCTAGCTAAAGCAATACTCACTTTCTAAGACGCCATTTAGATCCAGGTTACCTTTTTTAGGGATTGCCGGTAGTTTCTGTTCTGGGTTTGCCAAGCGCTGTCTTATGTGCTTTTCAAACTCTGAGTACAGACATTTGTCTTTGAATGTCGCAACAAACGAGTGACGTATGCAGTGGTACATAGTCCAAGTATCCTGGACTGTTGTAGCAAATGAATCATGTATCATAAAATAATCCGTAATATCATTATCAAGACACAAGAGAACTGTGCTCTGCATGAGACTTGCATCAAGTGAATGCACGTAGTTAGCTGCCACAGCCGCCCTCATTTTACGTTTGTCTATCTGGTAAGGATTAGGCTCTCGAGTTGTCACTTGCTTTCGTACAAGTGCTTTTACTTTTCGATCCCACAAGTAGACTTTAGTCTTTTTCTTTGTCCACTTGGTATACGACATGACCACTGGGAATCCAGAGGGTGTTTGCCAACGTACAGACTTACCTTCGCTAGAGACTGCATCTGTCATCCCTTGTAAGAACTCCATACCCACCGCTACGGACTTTGTGACGTTCTGCACAGAGTTGTAGTTGATCTCAGCTAAATACCTTGCGTTGGTGCCTTGTTGCCTTCGTGTACCAAAGTGGTGCTTCATGTGTTTGCCTGGATTAGCAATGTTGTGCTTTGCAACAATCCTACGCAGAGGGATCATGATCTGTGTAACCAATTGATCAGTGAAACCAGCTACAACGCTGGAGTATCCATATGTCATTGTATTAGTTTTGACAGTTTTTCTGCGAACACCAAAGTCTAACCAAAGCCCAGCAGTTGCACAGCCTTCTTTGCGTCTTTTGTTGAGAACACTGACTGTCTCTTTTGCAACATCAGAGTAAACGTCCTGACAATCAGGCATTGGT